AGTATGAATACGGACAAATTATTAAAAGCCATTCAGATTCTTATTAAAGAGGAACTTAAAGAACAATTACCTGCTTTAATTAAGGAAGGTGTGAAGGCTGAGATGAAAAAAATGTTAGCAGAGGGTAAACAACCTACTAAACCAAAAACTACTGGATTATCAATGGCTAAGGCTATGCTAGATGATGATATCATTGAAGAATCGGCATCTACAAATACAGCTCCTCAAAAGCAATTTAGTAAAAACCCAATGATTAACCAAATCCTTAATGAAACGCGTGGTGGCATACCTCAAGGTGATGGTGGATTTAGAACTATGAGTTTTGGGCAAGGTGATATGGGTTCAATAGTGGGTAGAACGGCAATTGCTGAAAAAATGGGTTATGGTGATTTAGCAAAAGGACCTCAACCAACTGGATTGGGTGTAAATACCGGAGTAGCTGAATTGGATAAGGCTTTTAACAGAGATTATTCCGAATTAGTAAAAAGATTTAAGAAGTAATGGCAATTATATTAGGAAAAAAACCTATAATAGAAACAAAAGAATATGAAGATTACGCAGTTGGATTGGCATTGCCAATCCAAATAAGTAATGTTGCTTTTAAGCAAAATTATACGGAAATAGAACAACTTAAAACTAATATAAAAAATCTATTATTAACAAAAAGAGGAGAACGATTAATGAATCCATTTTTTGGTGCCGGAGTAGAAACTGTATTATTCGAACCAATTACTGATGAATTTGAAGACAAAATTCAAGATATAATAACAAAATCTGTTGAAAGATATATACCAAATGTAAGTATTGATGAAATTAATGTTGATATGAGTAATGAAAATAAAGATAAAAATTCGGTAAACATATCATTGAAATTTAGAAGTAGAAGTACTGGTAATTCTGGGTTGGTATCATTTAACGTACAACAAATAGCACCATAATATGAGTTTAACACCTATAAATAAAACATTTAGAAATAAAGGAAAGGATATAAAATATCTTAATAAAGATTTTACAGCTTTTAAAGATAATCTTATTGAATTTGCAAAAACGTATTTTCCAAAAACAAATACAGATTTTACAGAAGCTTCGCCAGGTATGATGTTCATCGAAATGGCATCTTATATAGGTGATGTACTTTCTTATTATGTGGATGATACATTTAAAGAGTCACTAATAACAACTGCAGAAGATTTAGAAAACGTAGTTGCTTTATCTCATTTTTTAGGATACAAACCAAAAGTAACAGCACCATCTACAACAAAATTGTCAGTTTACCAAATAGTACCAGCAATTGGAAGTGGTATATCAAATATATTGGATGCTAGGTATTTACTTAGAATAAGACAGGGGATGGAAATAGAATCTCAAAATGATTCTATCAAATTCATAACTACTGATATAGTGGATTTTGCAGATACAACCGATAGAGTAGTTACGGTATATCAAAGAGATGCTAACACAGGTGACCCAACTTTATACCTTATTAAAAAATATGTAGATGTAATATCAGCTACAATCGAAGAAGCTACTTTTGAATTTGGGTCATATACACCATTTCAAACTATAAATTTACCAGATACCAATATTATACAAATATACGATGTAAGAGATTCTAATGGAAACAAATATTATGAAGTACCATATTTGGCGCAAGAAATGGTATTTTTGGATTATCCAAATACTGAATTAAATGACCCAGATCTTGTACAATTTAAAGATAGTGTACCTTATATTTTAAAAACTTTAAAAACATCAAAAAGATTTGTTGCAAAAGTAAATTCTGATTTAACTACTACAATTCAGTTTGGAGCAGGGGACCCATCCGCTTCAGATGAACAATTAATACCAAATCTTAAAAATGTAGGATTGGGATTGCCGAATTCCATTGGTAGATTGGAAGAATCATTTGACCCTACTAATTTTTTAAAAACAAAAACTTATGGGACATCTCCATCGAATACAACAATTACTGTTAAATATTACGTTGGGGGTGGTGTACTTTCTAATGTAGAAGCTGGACAATTGACAAGAATAACATCTATTGTATATGATGATGATTATGGGGATTTAAATGCATCTCAAATAGGAACATATAATAGCTTAAAAAATTCAGTAGCAGTTACAAATGAAATGCCAGCAACTGGTGGACGTGGTTCGGAAACAATTGAAGAAATTAGACAAAACGCATTAGCAAATTTTGGTGCACAAAATAGAGCGGTAACTACAAAAGATTATCAAATAAGAGCTCTATCAATGCCAAGTAAATATGGGTCTGTTTCTAAATGTTTTGCTACAGCGGATGGTAAGTTGGATAACAATTCACCATCATCAATATTAGCATCACCAAAGGCATTGCAAGAATTTACGGATTTGGTTTTGGATTTTGTTAATACACCAGAAGATGCCAAACCAAGTACAGCAACAATATCAAATTCAATTACAAGCTTTTTAGTTGGAAAAACAACTAATGAATATGAGAAAAATAATCCATTTGCTATAAATTTATATATGTTAGGATTAGATGGTACTGGTAGATTAACTCAAATTAATAGAGCTGTTAAAGAAAATTTAAGAACATATTTAAATGAATATAAAATCCTTACCGATGGTGTGAATTTTTCCGATGGATTTATAATAAACATAGGAGTTAATTTTGAAATTGTATGTTATGAAAATTATAACAAATCGGAAGTGATAACAAATTGTATTTTGGATTTAAAAAATTATTTTAATATAGATAACTGGTCATTTAATCAAACAATTAACTTAAGTGAAGTTGAATTGTTATTGGCAAATGTAGAAGGTGTATCATCAGTTCCTATGGTTCAAATTGTAAATAAATGCGGAGGACAATATTCTCCAAATTCATATAATATAGAAGCGGCAACTAAAAATAAAGTGGTATATCCATCATTAGACCCTTCCGTTTTTGAAATTAAGTTTCCTGATTCAGACATAAAAGGGAGGGCAAAATAATGGCATACTATTTTTTAACAGCATCAAAAGACGCATCAATTTATCTACAACAACCCAATCAAAATACTGGGCTTGATGAGATATTAGAAGTAAGTAAGGTTTACTATGGTAATGTAAAAGATGTTTCTCATGCATTATTAAAATTTGATTTAGGTTACTTATCAGCTTCATTGACAAATGGAAGTATTGGTATGACTGACGCTAGATTATTATTAAAAGAATCTCAAACTGAAGAAATACCTTTAGAATATACTATACATGCTAACCCAATATCTGGAAGTTGGGAAATGGGAATTGGTACTAGATTCGATGCTATAACCACTAAAGGCGTTACTTGGAATTATAGAGAAGGTGATACTAAAATAAATTGGTTAGATAACGATTTTAATTCATACACCACAGCAAGTATAAATGATGGTAGCGGTGGTACTTGGTGGACTCAATACAGCGCATCTCAAAATTTCAATTATGAAAGGGGTGATATTAATATGGATATTAAACCATTTTTAAAAGTATGGATGAGTGGTTCTATTCCTAATGATGGGTTAATGCTAAAATTTGCTAATTCAACTTTATTTCCTGAAAACATAGAAAGCGATACACAAGAATATGGAATATTAAGATTATTTAGTAAAGAAACTTTTACAATATATCAGCCAAAAATTAGAGTAGGATGGGATGACCAATCTTATATTACTGGTTCATTACTACCATTAACATCTTCTGATATAAAAGTTGATGTTAAGCATTTCAAAAATGAATATAAAAAAGATACTAATCCAAAAATAAGAATATTTGGTAGAGAACTATATCCATTAAAAACATTTACAAATCAATTTGCATATAATGATGTGAAATATCTTCCACAAACAACATATTATCAAATTAAAGATTTTGCATCTGATGATGTTATAATTCCTTTTAGTGAATATTCAAAAATTAGTTGTGATTTGGAAGGAAACTATATTAAATTAAATCTTTCTAATTGGGAAGTTGGTAGAGTTTATAAAATTGAATTCAAAGTTGATATGGATGGTGATGTAAAATATTACGATAATAAAATAACATTTACTGTTTTAGATAATTAATATGGCAGATTCAAAATTAGCAAAAACTGGATTACGATACGAACCTTTACTTGAAAATATAAGTAGGAGCGGCTCTTTGTCAATACAAGGAGGTGTAAATACAAATTATACTTTTGAAGAAGGTATAGATTCGGATGGTGTAGTTTTTGGTAAATTATCAAAACCAAAATATAACGAAACGGATTTGGTAAAGTCCGTTGATACTAGAATATTTGAATTAATACCAACAACACCACCTCCACCAAATGATGATGTACCAAGACCTGTATATAATGAAGTAACTCAATCCGTAATCGATTTAACAGAAGAAGTTATTAGACTTAATACAATTGTTGTTGATTTGACAGCTAAAGTTAGTGAGCTTGAAATAGTTTCCGAAAGTTTAAGAGTGGATGTGGATGCACAAAAAATATTAGTAGCATCATTTGAAAATCAATTAAACCAAGCAAATATAAAAATATCTAACGTAGTTGTTGATTTACAAAACTCAATTCAAAAAGGAACTGCTGAAGCTATACAAAGAGTTTCTCTTACTGCTCGTAATCAATCATTAAAAGAACAAAACGACCAGTATAGAGAAATATTAGAAGGTAAGCAAGCTAAAATTGCAGAAGGTGCAAAAGTTGGTATGGATTTCTCTGTAAAGAGTGTTCAAAAAGGAGAACCTCAATATGGTGATTTAACTTATAGAGCTAGGGCTAAAGATGATGGTAATGGTCAATGGATTAATGGACCTGATCTTGAAGTTTATAATTTCTCAAAAGAACCTATAACAATAACATTTGAAGAAGCAGGTCAAACATTAGGTTCGTTTGAAAAGATACCATCGTTTACTTTACAACCAAAACAAACTAAATTACTAACGGTAAAAACAATTCCATCAAAAATAGATGATTTCAGACCTTCAGCTGGTGTTACACTTTTAGGCGATACTGCATATAAAGGTAGTTTAAACGTAAAATCACAAAAATCAAGTGTAACATTAGCAGTGGCAATTCAAAAGCAAGTTGGAACTAGTTGGAGTGGTTAATAAAAAAATAAATTATGGCAGCAGCTGGAATAAAAAATTTTAAAGAAATAATACAAAATAAAGCGTATCGAATCAACCCAAATGATAGGAAATTATTTGAGGAAGGAGACCTTCAGTCTTTTTTTGGGTTGAGTGAGGATGATATTATTGAATTTATTGTATATGATGTTTCGGAAAATCAACTTCCACAAAAAGGTCATGGTTTGGTTAGATATATTTCGCTTACAAGTGAAAATATAAAAGATTATTTTTTAATAGCAGAAGGTACATTTATGACAAAAAATAATTTACCTGCTGAGTATTTTATAGATGTTGAACGATTAATAACCGAAGCTGGATACGCTAATGGATTATTTAAAACTCAAATATCATTATTAAATAAAAGAGTTGGTTCATATAAAAAAGATGATAAAATTTGGATTGGTGAAATATCGCCATCAAGAACAGAAGTTAGATTATTTCCGTTGGAAAGAAGTGGGAATATTGATGATATAAAAGAAAGATTTGGAATATTATATAACAATGGTGATTTTAGAAGTGATATAATATATAACGCATTAAAATTAGTAGAATCGATTAATTCAAGTGTAATAGATGACTTTGTAAAAAATACTTATGGACCTGGTTGGTATGAAAAATTAAAAACTGAATATAAAATTTCTAATTTTGATTCATTTAGTGTAGCGGTTCATAAAAAATTTGTAGAATCAGCATACTATGAATTTACAAATAGAATATCAGATATAAAAGACCTTAATTACGGAAAACCAAGAAGAACTAAACCAAGATTACAATTATCAGAAGATAAAATAATACAAAGATTGTCAGAATTAATTGTGAATTCTGTTAATTTTTATCTAACTCAAAAAGATGAGCAATTGAATTCAACTTCTGTAAATTCAAGAATTACAAGTTTAGATGATGCAGCAAATATATTACAATCTAAATCATCTGATATACAAATTGAAACAAAAATACCTGAATTAAAAATAGTAACGATAGAGAAGCCAGAGCAAAGTGAAAAGAAATTAGGATTCATAAAAAAACTAAAAGGAGAAACTCCAGTAACAGAACCTGAACCTAAAATTACATTTCCGGTTGAAAGAGAAAATCCAAAAACTGGTGAAATAATAACAATAGAGCAGCCTTCGGTTGATAATAAACGTGATGAATTACCTATTATAATAGAAACACCTACTGGTGGTGGTGGAGGTGGTGGTAATTTTACTGAAATTGATACTGGTGGTGGATTGGGCAGAAATAGAGATATAATTTATGAAAGGCAAAGAGAAAATATACAATAAAATATTTATTAAGTAATGGCAGAAGCAAATTATGGAATATTCGGGGATGATTTTTCGTTAGAGGGAACAAACCCTGCAAGTGTACTTAATGGTATTAGTGATTCCTCTGTGTCCTTTGGCGGTGGGGGTGGTGGTGGTGTAGTGTCAACTCCAAACGATGTAATAATTCCGATTACAACGAATCCAAATGCGTATGGTACAATAAATGCAAATACTAATTTAATAGTAAACATTAAGGCAAATCATGAAGCTCAGATATATGTAAACGCAGAAAATACATTCAAAACAACAACAGATAAATTAGATATATCATTAAATGATTTATTAAAATTTGGAAGTAAAGTTATAACTGTTGATAAAATTGGATTTAAATCAAATGAAAAATATGTATTTAGAGCTGTACCTAATTTAAATTTTAATTTTAGTAATTTAAACTTTAATATAAACTTAGCAGATAGTTTAATTGGTTATCAAAATAGATTGTTACCAAACTATAATGAACCTTTGGTTGGAAATAATGAACCAATATATACAAATACACCTCCATTTGAAGTAATAGTTGAATATTATAAAGATGATGTAATACAAACGTTTCCATATAATGCATCAAATCAAATAATTGATGTTGATTTTAATTTAGAAAAATCTAATGCAATTATCGATATACCTGTATTGGAAGATAATGTAACTATTACAATTGAAGTAGATGGTATAGGTGATTCTGTTTTATACTCAAATGGAACAGCAAGCGATACATTAACGGTTCAAAAAGTATATACTTACACAGAAAAAATTGGAACGCAATTATCAATTTCATCAGCTGACATAACACAATATATAATATCAAAAATATTGGTACTTAATGCAGATGGAACATCCGAAGAAATATTACCTGAATTAGAAGATTCTCCGAATGGTATTTCAGTAAGGCCTAACAGTGTATTTCTAACATTTGAAGCGGAGTCTAATAAAAAAATATCAATAACTACAATAGATACTCCTACAAGACAAATAATACCATTAATTGATTTTGTAAATAAGGAAGGAGTTAAAAAATACAATATAAACGAAAAGATAGATATACCAATTGGTGTATTTAAAAATAGAGCGGTATCCGATATATCAATTTATATAGGAGATAACGTTTACAAATATTCTAACTTAAGAGATGATTCAAATTCAGCTATTGTAGCAATACCAGCAGCAGCTATACAAAATATAGGAAAATATAGAGTAGTATTAGTACCATCTACAACAAAAAGAACATTGGCAGGGTTAGGAGGAGTGCAGGGTGATGGTAATCCTATTGAGTTTACTCTAAATGTTGTAAACGAAGCTTATGTTGGTATACCTGATATAAGAAATATATCATATCCATCTGAATTATTTGGACCGGATTTTGCCGGAACTGATGTTAATTTTAAAATATCATACGAATCAATTAATACGGATTATGTTAGATTATACAATGGTAGTAATTTTACTCAAATACAATCCAGTGGAGATATATCTTTAAATGTAAAAAAATTATTAGAATTATCGGGAGATAATGTAGCTGAAGATACTAATAATATTGTATTAAATTTAAAATTAATACCATATAATATTAGCGGTATTGAAACTGTTAGTGGTAAAGAAGAATTTATTACTATTAAATTTGTAAAGAGTAATTATACAATTCCAAGAAATGTAGCTATCAATAGAATAGCTGAAGGATTTATAAATCAATTTGATAGAAGTTTATTAAGAGAATCTCCTTCAAAATATTTGACTCATTTATTACATTTTGATAATGGTGATAATAAATTAATTACAACTTGGACTGGTAGTCAAAATTCATTAATATTAAAATTATACGAACCACTACCAACATCAGTCCAAGAAAATCAACAAGTTTGGATTTCTAAAATATTAGCAAATCCTATTATTGATACTATAAGATTAATTGGAGATACTACACAAAATTGTCCTCCATTAAAAGGACCTAATTTTGGATTAGAAGTTGATAATGGAATTGGGTATCAAATTTTTGATGATTTAATATCAAGCGGTTCATATTCATCTAATTTATTAATTAATAAATATGTTCAATCAAAAGGTATAGATACAAGTAAATTGAATATAGAATATGTCAGTAGTTCATATTATGCTTGGGAAAACTATGTAAACTTTGGTTCAGCTGAAGAAAGAGTAAATAATTTTATTTATAAACTTGGAATACTTGAAAAATACATTCAAGAATACCAACAATTAACAGAACAAACATTCAATATTGGCTATGTATTAACTGAAGATTCGTTAGGAATTTTTACACCTGAAATAGAAGGAAATGAAATATTAAATACAGAAGATTCTTTGGATATGCAATTTGAAACATCCATAAAATATGGTCAATATTCAATTGATGAATCTGGTGTTCTATTAAATAAAATAAATAATATAATACAAAATTTTGATGGATTTGAGAAATTTTTATATACATCAACAAATAGTTTAGCATATCCAAAATTTGATAATACATTTTCTGACGGTATTACTAGAAAAGTAAATTACCTAACAACAACAAATGAAGCAACTATATGGTACAATACAATTGTTGCATCTGCAGAATACTATGACAAATATAATACAAACTATTTAGTAAATAATCTTCCATTGTTTATTCAAGAAGATTATGATAATAATGATTTTATTGTATTTTTGGATATGATAGGTCAGCATTTTGATATAATTTGGACTTATATAACTTCACTAAGGGATAATAAAAAAATAGGAGAAGTTCAATCAAAAAATATAATAAATACTGTTGTTGGGCCTGTGTTACAATCACTAGGATGGGACACGAAAAAAGCATTTAATTCTAATTTCTTATGGGAGCACGTATATGGTACTAATCGAGAAGGATACCAAATATATTCAATGCCTCTTGAAGAAGCAAACAATCAAGTTTGGAGAAGAATATTAAATAACCTTCCATATATTTTAAAACATAAAGGAACTGGTAGAGCTATGAAAGCTATTATGGCTTGTTATGGTGTACCACAATCCATGTTGACAATAATGGAATTTGGTGGTCCACAAGACCCAACTACTGATGCAACAACCAAATTTACGTTTGATGATAGAACGGCTGCAATTCATTTGACGGGTAGTTTAAATCAAAATGGTAGTTCTAATATTAAAATACCTTGGAAAGTAGCACCAACAACTGGAAACTATCCGGCGTGTATTGAATTTAGAGTAAAGCCGGATGAATTACCAAATCCATCATATACTTTAATTTCTGGTAGTGAGTGGAAAGTTGATTTTGTTAAAACAACTGGGTCATTCGTTTCTTTGGAATTAAACTTTGGAGGTGATGTTGGTGAGAGTAGTTATTTTATGACTAGTGGGGTTGGTACTCCTTATATCGATGTGACGAGTGAAGAATATGTATTTGGTCCTGAATATAAAACAGGTAGTATTAATATTCCACTATCATTAGAGAATTATACAAACATAGCTATCAATAGGTATAACTATGGCGGTTCTCAGTCACAATATGAAATATGGATGGCAACATCTGATGGTATTAGAATAAATACATTTGTTAGCATGTCTTTATTGACATCTGATAATCAATGGGAAAGTGGTTCATCTTTACAAATTGGCGGTAACGGATTTTCGGGTAATGTTGATGAGGTTCGTTTATGGACTGTTCCTTTACAAAGAAGTAAATTTGAAAATCATAGTTTATTTCCTGATGCAATAAACGGAAACTCATATACAGCATCAACATCGGATTTATTATTCCGTTTAGATTTTGAATATCCAAAAGATAGAACTAAAGATTCGTTTATTAAAAATGTTGCTATAAATGAAAGTTATGGAGAACCATTTGCATCTGCAAGCAATATGTATTCTGCATCTGCTTACCCATATCAATACACACCATACGATAGAACAGTAACAGCTACTGTTCCATCATTAGGATTTAATGTTTCTAATAAAATTCGTTTTGAAGAACAAACATTAATAACTGATTTATCTCATAAGGTAAGAGCCACTAAAAAATCATTTGATAGAGCTCCAATAGATTCAAATCGTTTAGGATTATTCTTCTCTCCAATTAAGGAGTTGAATATGGATATTTTAAAAGCGTTTGGTGATTTTAATATTGATAACTATATTGGTAACCCATCAGATGAATATAAAGATAATTACAAAGAATTAAGTACTCTTAGAAATTATTACTTTGAAAGGCTTGATAGAAACATATACGAATACATTCAGTTGGTGAGATATATAGATAAATCTCTTTTTGATGTACTTGATGATTTAGCACCTGCTAGAGCAAAGGTATCTAAAGGATTATTAATCGAACCTCACTATTTAGAAAGAAGCAAAGTAAAATGGACAAAACCAGAATCATCTAAAAATGATTTTGATACAACCATACCAACATTTGATGATGTTGCGATTGATTCTACATTTAATTACAATGAAGGTGAATTGGATGCACAAGAAATAGCAACATTGGAAAGTAACTTAAATAATTATGATGGTGTAGTTGATGCAAATGATGGTGTTATTTTAGAAAGTACAAATCCAACATACGAATCATCAATCGATTATAACTTCGTAGATATATTAGAAACAGAATATCCTACATATCCACAGCAGGGTTCTGTTAATATAGAATGTCCTACTGGGGAAAGCTTATATGGAGAAGTTGATTCATTTTCATCAACCCAAATTGGAATGGATAAAAATTCATTAGCTAATTTAGGTTATGGATTATATGCAAAACGTGGTAATTCCGTATATAGAACTATTGATGGTATATTTGGAAACGTTGAAACTACGGGAAGTAGAGTTAGCGCATTTTTAGTAAAAGAAACTAAATCTAAAAAGAAAAAAGTACAAACAGGCGGATATCCAGCAACAACATCAGGTCCTGTTAAATATAGTACAACAACTACATTTGAAGATAAGTACTATGTATCATTACTGCCTTTTAGTGGAAGTATATCCATTGGAAACGATATAGTGCAGGTAACACCTATCAACGGATATCTCCCAACTCACTATAAATTTGTAAATGGATTAGGTGAAGGAATGCAACGTTCATTTTGGAAAGGTTCTCAACAAACTTTAGCAACTACACCTGATGGATTAAGTCCTGTTGAAACATTTACAACTAATCCTAACATACTTAGAGTGGCTAAGACTGGTAGAGGTAGTGGTGAACCAATACTTGAAGTTGATTAAGATTGAAAATATTAATTGGTTATATTTATTTTAGATAATAAAGAATTAAAAAACAATATCAAATGGCATATTTAGATAATACCGAAATAACAGTAGATGCAATTCTTACCAAAAAAGGAAGACAAAAATTAGCATCTGGTCAATCTTTAAACATTTCAAAGTTCGCTTTGGGTGATGACGAGATTGATTATACATTGTACGAACCAGCACATCCAAAGGGTTCTGCATACTATGATTCAGCAATCAGAGCTATTCCTATTACGGAAGCATCTCCTGATGAAACACAAGTATTAAGATATAAATTAGTAACTTTACCAAAAGGAACTACACAAATCCCAACTGTAAGATTGGGTGTACCTTCAATCGCTGTAAATCAGTTAGAAGGTGGTGTTGGATTAACACCAACAACTTCTCCTGCTGGAAACGCAAACGCAGGATACACTGTGGTATTAACCGACCAAAGAGCCGGTACATTGACTGTGACTAGAGGAGCAACTGCAGTAGGTAGTGTTCCTGTATTCTTGGGAGAAGAAATAACAACAACTGCACAGGTAGTAAGTGGTTTAGAATTCAGATTCACTCCAAATCCAAATTTAACAATTGATGTAGCAACTACATTGACAGTTTATGGAAACGAAACTGGAGGTTCTCAAACTATACCTGTAACAGTAACATATAAAGCATAAAAAGACATAAATAATGGCACTAATAAATGACCCTAACGTAACCGCCCAGATTGCAGCATTAGCAAACTCTGGTACGGTTGATACAAACCAAATTGTATCTATTTTAAATAGCGTATTACCAGCTGGTCAGCAAATCGCTTCAAACACAAGTGGTGTAACTACTGGTATTTACAAAAGATTTGGTGATTTTGATAAAGTTAATGCAAAAACGGAAGTAGTAACTACTGGTTTATGGACTGGTGATTCTGGTTCTTTAGCACAATTCTTTACAGCATCTGCACAAACAACAGCAACTAGCGGATACTATTACGCTAATGTATATGATTATAATCCAACAACATACTCCGATTCAGCAGAGGTACAATTTGCAATTGCGTATGGACATGTACATGGAAGTGGTTCTATGACATTAGATGTTAATGATTCTGCACTTCTTGCAACTAAAGCAACTTACGCTCAATATAGAGCAATGTTGTTAGACCCAACTGATACCAAATTCTCATTTGAAAATTCAGCAGGTACATTGGAAGATTGTAATGCTGTTTACATAATCAATGTAGCTAGAGGTAGATATAGAGAAAAAATGGATGCTGGTAACTGGTCTTTAAAATTAACAGCTGGTAACGGAACATTTACATTCATTGATAACAGTGGTAAGAAATTTGGTGATGATTTAGGATTAAGTGGTAGAACATTTAAAGTTGTTTCTGGTTCTTTAAATTTAGGAACTGAAAACGCAGCAACAATCAATACAACAACTTCATCAAATGGACAAGGATTTGGATTATTCTATCCTGATAGAGGTATTATTGTTCTAAACGCTGAAGCAATTGGTGCTACATTAGGTGCTATTGCGAACCAAACAATTTACACAAAAGATGGTACTATCATTCAAAGTGGTAGTGTAACTCCATCTCACTCAACTGGAGCTGAAATGTTTAATCAATATAGATTATTACAAGCAATCCAAAGAGGTGGTGATTTTGAAGCACGTAGAACTGAAAACATTTCTACTCAACACTTCTTTGTAAGAGCAACAAATAGAGAATTTAACTACTCTAACAATCCTACATATATTGATGCGGATGGTTTCTTTGTAGAAGGTACATTTGAAACTGACCCACAAACATTTATTACAACTGTAGGTTTATTAAACGATGCAAACGAATTGATTGCGGTGGCTAAAACATCACAACCAATTGTAAAATCTTTTGATAAGGAAGTTTTAATAAAAGTTAAATTATCATTCTAATTAGAAAATAATATAATATGAAAGACCCCCACATATAATGGGGGTTTTTTATTTAAAGAATATTTATATAAAATCAAAACTTAGATGTTAAAGGAAATTTCTAAATCGGATATTATAACAAGACCAATTAAAGTTTATAAAGAATGGACTTTGGATGAAAATGATATATTTCCTATTTTTGGTGAAAACCCAAATAATACTTTTATTGATGTAGATTCTGATGCTAAAAGTCAAGGATTTAATAAAAAAGTAATTTACGAATCAATTAAAGCACAATTTTACACAAACCCAGCAACAGCATCTGCTTTATTTGAAGTTGGTTTAAGAAAGTCTTATGCATCTACCGATGAAAGAGTTTTGGAAAATGAAATGGCTATAATTTCAATTCCACAACAATATTATGGAGAAGGTATAAAGGTAGGTACAGTTATTTTAGAAGATGAGACATTGAGCAGAACATATAGAGATGATGGATACTCTAATTTATTAGATTCTGGTAGTAATATAAAAGGTAATATATTCTATGATAGAGGTTTGGTTGTTGTAACAAAAGATGTAGTTAGTGGTTCTGTTTTAAATCAATTTACATTAAATTATCGTTCTACAAAAACCATATATGAAAATGAAATTTTTATTTCAGTTTTAGAAAATGAATTTAATGTATCACAAAACCCATCTGCGGTTGAGTTTAATGGGTCTGATTACGGTAAGATAAAATTACACACAATTACTTCTTCTTTAGACCCAACAAAAACAGGTGGGTTTGCTGATTATGAATATAGTTCATCGTTGGATAGAACTGGTTCATATTTAGCACCATATATCACAACAATAGGATTATATGATGACGAATTAAATATGGTTGCTGTGGCAAAATTACCACAACCAATAAAGTCATTACCAGACTATCCAGTAAACTTTATTATTCGTTTCGATACATAGTGTTATATTTATAGGTAATTAAATAACTAAGAAAAATGTCTAAAATAGTAGAATTATTATTAACTAAAAAACCAAAAGATGCACAAGCCAATACAAAAGGTATTGATAAGACTCCTATTGGTGTAGAATTCCCATTTCAAAATTCAAAAGATTTGATGAATAAAGATTTATCAAAACCAAGAGGTGGTAATTTGGGTAATCAAACTGGTGGATTTAATCCAACTAAGAAATACGCTGATTCGGTTAATACAGCAAAAAATAAGTAAGTGAGCTGGAAATTTAATGGAAATATTGTTACAGAGGAAAATACACCGGAAGGTGCGGTTGGGTTTGTCTATAAAATGATACA